AACTCCCTGCCCTCATCCTCATCACCACGCGGATACCACTCACCCGTGCCCAACGACTCGACCGTGAACACCGCCCGCAGCTCCGGCGACTTCCCCGCAGACTTCGCCGCAGCCCGGATCTCGCTCAACTGCACACCAGGCCCACGATCCACCAAGGAAGGGTTAGCGATGCGCCACGACTGCTCCACGAGAGGATCGGCCCCCTCGGGCATCGACCACTCCTTGAACAGAATCCCGTCCTCGCCGTCAATGCCCGCCCACCGCTTAGCCGAGAAGATCGCGCCGTGCATATGCTCCCACCGATTCACCGGCGACGAGATAAACACCTTCTGCGCATTCTCCACAGCAGCCGTCGTCGAGTTCATCGCAGCGAACACCTCGACCGGAAGGTCGTAGCACTCGTCAAAGATCAGCAGATCGATCGTCCGACCACGGCCCGTCTTCTTCGTCCTCGTACGGAACACCGCCGACGCACCATTCGGGAAGTGGATAGCCTCCTTGCCGTTCGACTTCATCAGCTCCGGCTCACCCTCGAACTCATCCGCCCACCAGCCCATCAGGTCCGGGTGCTCCGAGATCACATCCCACAACCGGCCCATAGCGTCCAGCGCCGTTTCCATCAAGTGCGCCGTGTGGTAGATCAGCCGCTCACCGAACAAGAAGATGCCGGCCAACTCACGGGCAACCAGAACCTCGCCCTTACCGTTCTGGCGGGCAACAACCACCGCAACATCACGAGCCGACCACAACCCCGACTCATCCGTCCGGCACATATCCCGCAGCAAATCCTCCTGCCACGGGTACAGGGTCAGCCCGCAGAACCTGGCGAACTCCACCGCCTCATCGCCCCGCGCAACATCACCATCGGGAACATGAGACAAGCGAGGCTCACGGATGCCAAGCAGCGCCACCCGCTCACCCCCCTCACTCCACAGCCCTCAACGACTGGAACTTCCCACGACCAGACGAAGCCGACGTGCGCTTACGCTCGCCAAACAGGTCAGGCCGGGCAGTCGTCCACCGCGCAATCTCCGCACTGCACTTCTGTTCGATCAGAACAGCCGGGTTCGGGACCAACGAACCGTTCACCTCGACCGTCACACCCCGCTCCCTGATGATTTCTTGGGCCTCCAGCGCCGTCGAAACCAGCCCGTCGAAGATCCGAACAATGTCCTCATCAGAATTACTCACTGTGTGGCCCCCTAACGGATTGAAGGAACAAGACTGACAACGTCACCTAGCAGCGCTAAAAGCCCGTCAGAAGGGCCATGCAAGGCCGTACAGGGGCATTGTGGAACTACGGGGAGAGAGAAACGAGATAGCGGAGCGGCGGGGCCGAGTCAGGCGGGGCACCCCCTCAATATTTTGTGGGGTGGGGTCTTAGGTTGTCCACATGTTGTGGTTTGGGTTGCCTATCCCCAGGTGAAGCCGTCTGGTTCGTTCGATTCGGCCACCTGTTCGTTTCCGGGTTGGCGTTCGTCGTGCCCTGCACCTCGGCTACGGTTACATGCCCTGTGCAGTAGGCGGTCAGCGTCCCCTGGCCCGTGGTGCTTCAGGTCTCGCGTGTGGTCGGCTTCTAGTGCCGCGCCGTCGAAGTTCTTGGCGGGGTCTTTCCACATTGGGCGTTGGCACCATTCACACGGTGTGCCGTCTTTCATGTTGAACATGAGGCGTTTGCGTACTTGTTGGTGCCTGTGATCGTAGCCGCGTTGTGCTGCTGTCTTCGGCTTGTCTCGGTCGTACCATGCGGCTGCGACCTTCAGCATGTGCGGTGGCCGCTCGGCCTTACACCGTCGCATGACTACAGCCTTGCCGGGGTCGATGGTGCGGATCTCCGCTCCGGCTTGCCTGTACTTGTCGAGGGTCTTAGCAGACGGCGTGCTGTCTACTATCCACACGTCTGTGGTGTTGGCGTGCTTCACGGCTTCCGTGATGGCTGCTCGTCGTGCGGCCTGTGTCACTGCCTTCACCGTGTCGGTGTGCGTGTGGTTGTCCACAGTCTCGCCGGCGATTGTGTTGGCGATTTCGTCGTAGTCGATGGTGATGTCGCCGGGTTGCCGGTGGTCTCGTATGTAGGTGCTCTTCCCTGCGGCGGGGGGACCGGTGATGATGTGTAGGGGGATGGTGTGTGCCCTCCCCTCTGGTGTTGTAGGTGCCCCCCCCTGTTCGATGAGAGGGGGGGGTGTTGTGCGTGCCGGGGGCTTGAACCCCTGGTGCCTGCCTGTCACGCGCCGTGATGGCTGGCGTTGTCGGGTCTCGTCGTCCGGCGAGGATCACCGACAGCCGCGCTTCCTACCATCCGCAAACGGCAGGTTCGTGCGCCATCCGGGACTCGAACCCGGGTCTCCAGCTACTTGCACTGGTGCGAACCAACTTCGCCAATGACGCTGCCCCGCGTCCGGGGCGTTCCCTAGTTCCGCGTACGTCACCAGGGCTTCGGCGTATCCGTAAGGATTACCGGTAACAATGGGGCACCTGCCTGTAGCAACCAGTACCCCTCGGTTCAGTGAGCATGACCACGCTGACTGAACCCTGCGCGATGGAGGGGAATCGAACCCCGCACTGCCCGGAGTGACCGGCCAATCTGCGACCTTTGCAGCACCGCTAACCTACGGGTAACGACTCCAAAAACGCTGACCAGTCCGGGGACGGTCAGGAGCAAAGCCCCCTCGGCTAGCAGGGAGGGGGTGGTACTTCTAGCAGGATTCGAACCTGCACTGAACGGGTTTTGAATCCGTTGCCTCTGCCATTGGGCTATAGAAGTAGGTGCCTTGCGTTTACAGTCCGTGATCCGGCGGCAACAATCGTTTGTCCGGTGTCGGCTTGCGTAAGCGTTTGGCATGAACCCCGGCAGGAGGACCGGGGTAGGAGAACCACAGAAGGAGAAGAGGTAAGGGTTTCAAGTCTTCCCTGAAAACCTTACCCAATTATTATAGCACGGGTTTAGTGAGGGTCCCTCTATGCATATTCTCTGTCTTTATTTTCGCCATCTTCATCACATCGTCCAAGCAGTATTGGATTGGCCCTCCCTCGGTTAAGCACCGAATCACCCCTTGATATCTCCAGTCTCGAATCGTGTAGACAGATCTACCGCAGAGTTTCGCGGCCTCTTCCGCGCTGCCCCATTCCGGCGCTTCCGTCGGGTACATCTCGTGGTACAGGTCTCGCACATGCTCCCACTCGTACAGCAACCATTCCACCCCCTCTGTCTCCACAACCTCAGCCGCATATGCCTTCAGCCGACTCACAATCGGGAACAACGGTGCGAGGTAATCTTCCCCCGTGTGATTGCCGAACAAGTCGAACTCGTCCTCGTCGTGGCCGATGAGTCGCAGTCCGATGCACTTCCCCCGGTTCGTGAACCACAGTGGCCGCAGGCTAACAGGCGGGATAGTTCCCCGCCGCATACAGGTGAGTGCAATGTTCCCCAGGCACGCCGCCTCAGTGTCCGCTAGGTCCATCATCGCATCGTTGCAGGGACTCTTTGGGCCGAACCCGCCGAACGTTGGGGTGTCGCTGTATCCGATCCCGCCTCGTTGGATTCGTGCCCGGTGTCGCCGGATCGCGTCGATGGTGTGATCCAGGTGTTGCCTAAGCTGCTGCGCGTCCAGTCTCCGCCTCCTCAATCATCCCGGCGAGCGTCTTACGTACTTTCGCCGGGGTCCATTTCTCGTTGATCGTTGTTTTCCCCCACACGTGGTACGGCTTCGTGTGGGTGAGGGTGATCCCTAGTTCCCCGGTGTTGCTGTTGAGTACGGTCACCCACCATTTGTTGCCGTCTGGCGGTGCGGGTAGTAGGTCCGCTACTGACTTCATGCGTTCTCCTCTGCGTACTTCGCTGCGGCGAGGTAGATCAGCGCAACCTCGCGCAAGCGGTCTGGCGAGTCCAGGGTCATCGCCCCGTTGTCGTAGGACCACAACCCCTCGTCGGGATGGAATGCGACCTCGCCGCCCCACTCGACCCACCCGTCATCCTTCACGGTCGGCTCTGGCAGATCCGGTGCAATCAGCCCCTCATCCCGCAGTCCCCTTGCGAGGAGCCGGTACCCTCCGAGCACTTCCCGCGCCCGCTTGTAGTTGTTCATTTGTTCTCCTTCGTCTCGATGCGCGTATCCCGGAACACGAGCAGGCCCAACACAATCGTGATGAACACAGGCCCGAACCCCACCTCATGCCCGAACTCTGCGACCAGTGGGCGAATCCCCCACTCGACAAGCGCGGCGGCGAGCAAGCCCTGGAGCACTGCGACCGCGATAATTAGTGCTGCTGATTCCTTCATTTGTTTCTCCCTCGTTTAGATGAGCGTGACGGGTATGCGCTCCCCGCCTCCCGCTGGTTACAGTGCGCAGGACTCGCAGAACCCGGCAGCGGTACCCTCCACAGCGGTGCCCGTCATGGCCGGCTGTTGGATGCGGATGTAATAGATCCCCTTACATCCCTTGCGCCAGGCGTAGATCCGTGCCCGGTCGAGATCGCGGGTGGTTGCGGTATCGGGGACGAAGATCGTCAACGACTGCCCCTGGTCCACCCAATGCTGCGACACTGCGTAGGTGTCGATCAGCTTCTCGTATCCGATGGTTGAGGCGGACTGGAACAGTGCAGCGTTCTCGTTCGTGAGGTGCGGCTGCGGGTAGTACACGCGCCCGAGCTTCCCCTCCTTACGGATCTCCACACCGGACGCCACCGGGTGGATAGAGGACGTGGAGTGGTTGATGTACGAGATACTGCCGGTCGGTGGGATTGCCTGAAGGTAGGCGTTCGCCATGCCGTACTTCGCCACTTCCAGTCGCAGCGCATCCCACTCAGCTCGTGACGGTGCGGACAGTCCGGGCATGATCTCCAGGTCATCCCCGAACTCATCCACCTTCGGATCGACTACACGGGTGAACCATTCCCCGGTGTCGTACTCGCACCCGTCGAACCATGCGTGCGGGCCGTACTCTCGTGCGATCTGCGTTGACGCGAGCATCGCCGCCCACGTCACCCTAGCCATGTAGCGATCCAAGATCCACAGTGATTCCGGCGATCCATACTCAATACCAAGGCTTCCGAGCGCACCATGCCAGTTCATCTGCCCCAGGCCGATACTCCGCGAGTTCTCATTACCCCTACGAACATCCGGCACGGCGTCAATGCTGGTCGTGCGCGACACCTGATCCAGCGCCTTCGTTGCGACAACAACCGTGTCCACGAACTCATCCGTGGTCAGGCCGAGCATCTTCCCCATGTTGAACGAACCAAGGTTGCACGAGATCTGCGACCCCTCGACCTTGAACGACCCGTCCGGGTTGAACTCCGAGGGGGTCTGGAGCTGGTAGATCTCATTGCAAAGGTTGGACTGGCTAACCCTGCCCACGTGACCCATCGGGTGCTGGCGGTTAGCATTGTCCTCAAACATGCAGTACGGGTACCCAGACTGGAACTGCACCTCAGACAGGGTGCGGAAGAAGTCGCGGGCCTTCACCTTCTTCTTCGTGATCCGCTCATCTTCCACCCAATCGTGGTAACGATCGGACACCACGCAGTCAACGAACGGCTTGCCCTCAACCTTCGCCACATCGTAGGGGCTGAACAGGTACATGTCCTTGTTGTCCCGCGCCAGCTCGAACGCAATGTCGGGGATGATGATCCCCACGGAAAGGGTTTTCAGTCGGATCTTCTCGTCCGCGTTCTCGCGCTTGGAGTCGAGGATCTGCATCACGTCGGGGTGGTTTGCGTGGACGTAGATAGCGCACGCGCCCTGACGCTGCCCCAACTGGTCGAAGTAGGAGAACGTGTCTTCCAGAACCTTCGCCGGTGGGATCAGCCCTCGTGCCGCGCCCTTCAATCCCTGGACTGGTGCGCCCGCTTCGCGGATGTTGCTGATGTTGATTCCCACACCACCGCCACGCCGGGACAGCTGTGCCGCCGACATGAATGTGCGGGTGATGGATTCGGTGTCGTCCTCGGCACGCAGTAGGAAGCATGACACGCGCTCCCCGCCCTGCGCCCTACCGGCGTTCAGGAACGTGGGGGTAGCGGGCTGGAAACGTCCGGTGATGATCGCGTCCACAATGTCCCGCGCCTGCTGGAAGTCGCCACCCGAAAGGTCGATAGCGACCATAACAACGCGGTCCTCGAACCGCTCTAGGATCGTCTCGCCGTCAACGTCTCGAAGTGCGTACGCCTGGTAAAACTTGAACGCGCCCATGTATGACTGGAAGCGGTACTTGTACGTGTAGGCGAGCTTGAACAGGGACTTGAACTGTTCTGGGGTGAATCGGTTAACCGTGGCTCGGTCCCAGAGGTTGTTCCCTACGAGGTAGTCGGTTTTTTCTTCGAGGGAGTGGAAGAACCGCGTGTGGGTGTTGACGTATTCGAGGTGGTAGGCGCGGGCTGCTTCTCGGTCCTTGTCGAGCTGAAGCTTCCCGTCTTTCAGGATGTTGACTTCACTGTTGAGATCGAAGTAAGTAACGTCGGTCAAAGTGTCTCCTTGCATGGTTGGTAGCCCCCGCTGGTATGTGCGCGGGGGCAGTTCAGCGGCACACGCGCTGTCAGTTGGTGGTGGTTAGTGTGATGTGCGCTCCGGGCGCTTCCCCCGGCTCAGCGCGCCTCTTGTGCGCGTGGATGGTGACGACCTGCGAATCGTCCACGTATGCGGAACCTGTCAGGCCGTCGCAGGTGGACCTCAGGAGTTTGTCGGCGTCTGGGCGTTGCACCATCGGTGGTGCGGGTTTATCCCCCAACGCTTTCGGGCGGGGCATGATGAACTCGACCGTCAGTTCTAGCGGCCCGTCCAGTAGTTCCCCCACCGACTCTCGCGCCTTCGCCCCCACCGCTTCTCGCCACGGCTTCACCTTCTTGCTCGACTCCACCAACACCACCCGGCCCCCACGGATAAACCCGGACTTACTGCCCTGCGGTGCCGGAACCCCCTCAACGAAGAAGCTAGGCAGAGTAAGCACCGCCAAACAGTCGCTCCAGTGCGAGGTGCGCCTGCTGAGGGCACACACCGTTACCGATAGCCTTCAACTGGTCGCGTCGGCTAAGTCCAATCTCGTCCGACGTGATCCACCCTTCGGGAAGTCCCATCATCCACTCGGCAAACGCGGCGTTCAGTCGATACTTGCCACGCGCCCCCACCTCAACCGGGTACGGGGCGGGGCGGAACGCTTCTGACCAGCCGTGGACAACCTGGGTGTACCGACCGTACGGAGGGTGCTGCTCTGCCGCTTCGCCCATCGCCATAGCTGCATCGTTGATGCCCACGGAGTGTCCGCCGGCCTTCCGCTTGTCAGGGTGTTGCCCTCCGCCAGCCACCCCCGAATATGCGTTCGGAGTTGGAAGGAACTGCTGTCGAGGGAAGTGTGTGTCTACTGCGGTTATCGGCGGCGACTTACGCTTCTGGCACGATGGGAAGTTATCCCGCTTCCAGTCCGTCGCGGTTGGGGTCGGTAACCAAGATGAAGACCCTTTCTCGATGGTGCGGTGCCCCGGCGTCGGCAGCTCGTAGGCTCGTCCATTGAACATGCATCCCGTCTTCGGCCAGGTCTCCGAGTACACGGTCGAATCCGAGGGATCGGTGTCCGCGCACGTTTTCCAGGATCGTGTACCGGGGTCGTAGGTGGCGAATTGCTTCGCGGACGTAGGGCCAGAGGTGGCGGTCGTCGTTCTCTCCTTGTCGTCTTCCTGCCTGGGAGAACGGCTGACAAGGGTACCCGCCTGTAAGAATGTCAACTGGTTCAACCGTGCTCCAATCCATTGTGGTTACGTCCCCGTAGTTGGGAACATCGGGGTAGTGGTGTGCGAGGATTTTTGATGGCGCCTCGTCGTATTCAACGAACCATGCAACCTGGGCATCAAAAAAGGTCTCGACCGCTTGATCGAGACCGCCATAGCCACTGAATAGTGAACCTATTTTCAGAGTCAGTTTTCTGCCCCCATTGCTGCGTGAAGATCGGCGTGCATCCGGTACGACTCCCACTGCTCCAGGGTGGGGCAGGTGATGATCTGATCGACCCGCTGGTGTAGGACGTGCACGGTGGCGTTGTTGCTGTCGGTGATCATGATGTACCGGCTGGTTTCCTCGACCCGCCCGGATACGACCACGGTTTCCCAGTGCTCGGTGGTGTACTCTTCCCCGTCTTCGTCTGTGCCGTGTTCCCTCACTTCGAGTTCGTAGGACACGGCCCCGTAGCCGAGGGTGGTTACGGTGTCTTCGGGTGGGTGGTTGATGGCGAACAGGCTCATGCGGTCCCCTTATGGTCGAAGATGATTGTCAGTCCGTCGTCGGAGTAGTGCTTCTTGATCGCCTGCCAGTCCCCGTTGAACCATGTGGTCTTCGCCCCGGTGTGCGCTGCGTCGAATGCTGCTAGTGCTTCATGGTCATCTGGATGGAGACGGATCACTTCGCTCATGCGGTCTCCTTGTCGGGGTAGGAGATCTGGTATCGGAGGTGGTCTACGACGGTGGGGGCGACGGGGGCTAGTGCGTCGAGGATGAGGTGGGACACTTCCTGCATCTCCGCGTCCGCCGTGGGGTGTGCCCGCAGGGGGAGGATGGTGGACCATGCGCGAAGGTTTCCGGTGACAACTCCGCGCACCTCGGTCGCATTCGGAAGGACACTACGGGCAGCTTCACGGGCCTGCTTGCGAGGCAGACCACATTCGGTGGACAGCTCGTTGACCCATTCCTGATAGTTCTTCATGGCATCGTTTGCGTCGTTGATGAATGAGAAGATGTCCCCGAACGGGTTACCTTCAGGGTCTTCTACTGGATTGCAGTATTCCCGAATCGCCGGGGGCATGACCACGCCGAATGTTGCGGCGTCCACGTACCGCTGCGACACGACCGACCAGGACAGGTGTCGGTGGCGTTCCATCTCCATCAGCCATGCGCGGGACACGCCGGAGAATCGGAACGTCGCGCTGGCGTGCTCTAGGATGCTGCCGTGCTGCATCTCAAACGCGGTGCGGTTGATGTAATCGGCGTTGCGTGCGGTCTTCGGGTTTGGCTTGTCCCAGGATTCATAGCAGCCGCGCCCTGCGAACTCGACCAGGCATTCCGCGTCGGTTGCGGCAGGGTCGAGGCTCATCCAGTCCTCAATCTTCGGCCCGCCCCCCGGCGTGTACGTGAGGGTGGTTGATGCGATCAACTCAATCTTCGGGGTAACAATGTTCAACTAGTCCTCCTGGGTGATGATGATCGGCTTTTCGAGGTCGAGGTGCTTACTCAGGTCGCCGGAGACGGTGATGGTGAGCGTGGTTGATTCCGGTACTCGGATTTCCCTCTCGTTATTGGTGATGATGGTTACGTCAACGTGGAATGATTCCACAGTTCCGGTGATCTTGCGGTTGCTCATGCAGTCTCCTCTGTGTGGAATCGGGGGTACTCGCCATAGTCGCCCATTGCGACAGGGTTTCCATTTTCGTCAACAAGTCGCCACTCGTAGTGCAGCCCATCCCACGTTGGGAAAAGTGTTGCGTTGATGTCGCGGACGGCGGCGTGAAGTTTCGCGATGTGCGCGAAATGCTCAGTGGATACTGTTCGAACCATGTCAGCGTCATTCACAGGTATTCGTCCTCCTCGTTGTGGTGTTTGCGATACCAGCCGCCGTAGGGTCCGGGCGTGTACCGCCAGCCCTCGTTCTCAGCCCACCGTCGGTCCTGCTCGTACTCGTACTCGTCATCCTCGCGCCTCACTTCTGCCCCTTCGCGTGCCACAGGATCGCCAAGCATCCGGCGATCAGTAGTGCTAGTTCTCTCACGATTCCTCTTTCTTCTTCCGGGTGTCTTGCCATACCTTCTTCACGATTTCGAGGACCACCCATCCACCAGCGACAGTCATTGCGAACTTTCCATAGGATTCCCACCCCTTAATGGAAGGCATAAAGACTCCGAATAGGAAAAGTAGAATCAGGTAGTCAATCGGAACTTTCATGCGTTCTCCTCCTCGTGGTGCAGTGCGCCTCACGGCCAGTGCGTCTAGCGGGTCAAGACTCGGTGGCGTCCCAATCACCCTCGCGGGGATCATCCAGCGCCAACTCGATTGCGTGCTCCCAGTTGCGCGCCTCCACATGAAAAACCGCCGTCACCTCAAAAGTGCGGCGGTTCGTGTGGTTAGCGTTCTCGTACAGTTCGTGAACAGGATCAGTCAACGGCGAACCTTTCAGCCAGGCCCTCATTATCAGACCATCCGACCCTGAACTTAGGACGCACAATATCCCATCCACCCCAAGCGCCTTTTCGCCAAACGGTGCAGTCAGGTGAAGTAACCTCAGTCCCTACCGCTGCATCTTTGAACCAATCACTGTTGTGCCCTGATGTGTCGATCCTGTCTAGTTCATCCTTCAGGAAGTCGATTGCCTTCCGCAGGTCCGCCTCAACCTCGCCCTTGTTGTTGCCGTCCAGTCGGCAGGACCGGGCAATGTACTGCACAGCCTGCCCAGCGTTCGACGTGAGGTGACGGCTAATGTCGAGCACCTGCACCTTCCCGAACTTGTAGTAGTCGCTCACGTGTCCTCCTAGACGATTGAGATGTTCGCGGGCTTACCGTCCACGTCATCGAAGACGAGGACACCCGGATTGCCGGTCGCGCCAGTCGAGTTGGCGAACCACGTTGACTGCGTTTCTAGCGCGGGGGCGCACATGATCCACCGTCGTGCCGTCCACGACCACGCCCGCATCCCGTGGAAATGACCGAACAGCAACACGTCCGCAGCGGCAGCGGGCCGGTCATTCGTGATCTGCCCCGCCCACCACTTCTCAGCGCCGTTCACCGGGCCACCACTGAACCGGTGACCGTGCACCACCGCGTAGGTCAACCCTCCCGCTGTGTAGGTCACGTCCCCGGTGTTCGGCTCCGGATAGTAGAAGCTCACACGGTCATCGAGGCCCGCCAGTTCGATTGCCTGCTGCACGTTGTTGACGATCTGGATATCGAACGAGTCGGTCATGGACACGTTCGACACGCGGGTCGATTCACCGTGGTTGCCGGGGATCGCCGCCACAATCACCTCCGACGCCGCCTCCAAGCACTTCTGCACCGTGTCCGATACGAGGTGGCCGGCAACCCGGATCTGCTCGGTCAGGGTCAGGTCACAGCCGCCGATGTTCTTCCCGTGCTGACTGACGTAGCCCTCGATGAGGTCGCCGCCGAGTACAAGGTTGATTCCCTCGAATGGGCCGTCGTCTAGCGCTCGGTCCACACTGTCTCGCCAACGCTGGATAAGGAGTTCGGAACCGCCACCGTCCTGAGCTGACTTGCCGATGTGAGTGTCCGCCAGCATGATCGTGCGCCAACCACTGCGCGGCTCATACGGGTACGACGGCTCGGCGTAGATGTTGTCGAGCAGGTCTTCCACGTCGAACGTGCGCTCAGGCTTTCGCGTGATCGGCAACTTGTACCAGCACTCGACCATCTTCGAGTCCGCGCCGATCTTCGTTGAGATACTGGCCTTCTGTGACCAGTCAACGATGATCTCGTCAGGGTCAAGGTGCGATTCCCGGAGAATCTTGTTTACCTCGTCCTTGCTCGGCTCTTGCCCTGCGCGCTTAGGGGTCGTGGTGACGTGACCGGTATCACCTTCCCACTGCACGCCGGGGGTCCAGCCCGACGGGGCGGGGGTGTTCAGTGTCTTCAGTGCGTTCAGATCGACTTCGCTCACACAGTCTCCTTCAGTTCGGTTCGCAGCATCTTCAGGGCGGTTAGCCCGAACGGGTATCCGGCGTGCTCGCGCAACGCCCGCAGTGCCCGAGGTGCGGGCTGGTTCACGATCACCATCTCCACCACTTCCCGCTCCTCCGTGCTCATCTCGTCCAACCATTCCCTCGCGGTGCGGGGCTTCCGCACCCCGTACTTCCGCAGCTCAGCGATACTCAATTTTCCTCCACTTGTCCTTCTTCACTTGCGCCGCCCAGCCCTCCTCGACTAGGCGGCGCATGATCCCCTCAACCTCGTGCGATTGCTCCCGCAGGACGCATGATTTGAGGGTGTATAGCGTGCATTCCATGCCACTGTTGAGCGCGTCCCGCACCCATTCCTCGGTGTTGGTCAACGCCCGGTTGAGCCGTGCCCGCCCGTGCCGCGCTCGGTGTTATCCAGTGCGGCAACAGGGGTGAGTGTGGGGCGTTCGATCCGCTGAATGAGTAGCTGCGCGATCCGATCGCCCTTCTTCACCTCGACGGGGAACATGCCCGCGTTGTGCAAGTTCACCTTCACCGTGCCCCGATAGTCACTGTCGATCACCCCTGGCGCGTTGAGGACCGACACGCCGTGATTTGCGGCCAAGCCCGACCGGGAATGCACCAGACCGGCGAACCCGACCGGGATAGCGACCTGAATCCCCGCACTCACCAACTGCCACTCGGCGGGCAGGATCTCCACATCTTCTGCCGCGATCAGATCCGCGCCTGCATCGGTCGGATGCTTACGGACAGGCATGCAGCCCTTCTCCGCGATGATTGGAATGTCTATGTTGTCCTCCTATTGCATTGACACAAACCTCGAATAGTGCAACTGGCTAGCGACCGTGACAGTGCCCGTATCCCCGCCACGATGCTTCGCCACGATCAGATCCGCCTCACCCGCCCTCGCATGATCTTTGTTCAGCACGTCCGGGCGGTGGATCATGATCACCACATCCGCGTCCTGCTCCAGGGAACCCGATTCCCGCAGGTCAGATGGTCGCGGTGTTGCATCATCCCCGCGCTGCTCCACACCACGATTCAACTGGGCGATAGCAATCACCGGGATCTTGCACGACTTCGCCAACAGTTTCAGTTGCCGGCTGATGCTCGACACTTCCTCCTGCCGACTATCCGCCTTACCACCCAACCTGAGTAGCTGGAGGTAATCGACGGCCATGAGCTTGACACCGTGCCGCTTCACCGCGAGCTTCGTCTTCGCCGCGATCTCCACCATCGTCAACTCCGGCGAATCATCCACGTACAGTGGCGCGTCCTGGAGTGCGTCGCGTGCGGGGCCGATCTTCTCCCACCCCGCATCGTCCACCCGCCCGGTGCGTAAGTCTGTGATGAGTACCTGCGCCTCGGCGGACACGACACGCTCTTGTACCTCTGCCTCTGACATTTCCAGGCTGAACAGTAGGGCCGGCAACCCGGCCCGGATCGTCATGTTCCGCATCACATCGACCGCGAGGGTTGACTTACCAACACCAGGCCGTGCCGCGACGATGATCATCTGCCCCGGTTTGAACCCACCGTTCAACTTCCGGTCAAGATCAGGGAACCCGGT